CAACCCTACCAATACCTTAATTTGCCAATTTGAAAATAACTGATACGAGCCGCCAACTTCGTCCAAATTTAATCCTTCGGGAAATTTCACTCTTGCTTCAAAACACCAATCATTACCGCGAACACTAAGATTCCTTCCAAAATCCTTAAATCTGAAACCAGTATATTCACCTCCTTTTTCTTGGTGAACAAAGCCTTCAAATGCGTCATCGTTTGGCTTGTAAGAACTTAGTCTAGTATCTTGTATGCCGTTAGTTACGCCGCCCGTATAAAAAATTCCTTTTTCATTGTTCGCTTTGTTGCGAATCTCGATACCCGTTTCATCACCTATAAAATGGCAAAGGAATTGAGTTTTATCAAACAACGTGTCGCCGTCACCTTTATCGTGAACAACATGAAATCCTATCGCGGGAACTATGGAAATAACATCTATAGATTCGGCTTTAAAGTGTGGTGTTGGGTTTTCAAATTTACCTAGCACGTCAATTGCAATTGTGCTTTTGAAGTTTCGCGCTGGTAATTTTTGGAATGCGGTTTTGGGTTCAATGCCGATTGCACTAACAACTTTAAAATTGATGACATTATCAACAAAATTCAAATCAGCAACATTGGAGGCGGGTTGTGCGTAAGTGGTATTAAAGATAATGTCAGTCATTTTTTTAAACTCTAAGCAGTGATATTGTCAGAAATGGCGGCGTTGTAGATACCATTGCTATCATGTGAAACAACAAAGAAATTGAACCCAGCAGGTAGATTTGCAAACTGATAACGACCGACCGCATCGCTCTTAACTTCATCAACCAGCTTGCCGTTGTCTTTGCGATACAAGCGAACTTTGCGCGATACGGGTACTTTGCCTTCTTTTGTTGTACCCGATACGGTTGCATTCCCGTTTGGAACAATCAATTCAACAGGCGTAGCACCAACACGTTGCGGCAATTTTTTTTGAACTTCGCCAGTGTAACCGCCATTAACAAGGCATTTATGCTGCGAAGTCATCGTAAAACGCAGTGAACCATTGTCACCAAATAAGCGCATTGGTAATTTTGATACCAGCAAAAAACGCATAGTAGGAACGCCATGATTTGCCTGCAATTGCAGCAAATTTTTTGAAAGCATTAGCTTTGTTTTTGACGTTGAACCGCATTTTATTTTTGCGGGAATAATGCGTTTGGCAGATTTGCCGACAATCGAATTCAATGCGCTACCTGATTTTCGATAGCGCGTGTTAAGAATGCGTGCTGAATAATTAGCAACAACAATCTCGGCAGGCATTACCAAAGCCCCTCGACGATAATATGTAACTCACCATTGATTGCCGCATTACCAGAATCAGCTAACCCAATTGATAAGACTGTTTGGTTAGGAAATTCCGCCAAGCCTTTGTAATATGAACCATGTCCTATCGGTCTGTTATGTAGCGGCTGTAAAATGCCCTGCAAAATTCCGCGCGTACCGTTTTGATAAATATAAACAGGCGATACGTTAAGTGAATTATCAATCGGCGATGGAAAGCTATCACCGCCATTGCCAAACCCTGTTGAAATCCCAGAACCAAACAAGCTAAATGTAACAGCCCCACCAATTTGAGTGAACGAGCGAGCAAACCAGCCTAAAGCACTACCCATATTGGTTTTAAAGCCCACCGCTGTTGTGCTATTTGTACCGCTTGACGCAATCAAAATGCAGCCAAATGTATCTTCAAGTGTCATTTTTGATTTTGGATAACCGAATGCAAAACCAAAATAGCTGTACGTTGACGTTACTGATGGATTGACGAAGAAATAAAACATATCGCCGTCAGCAACCAAAATCCAATTTTTGGGATTTGCGTCGGACGATTTTGGAATGTTGCAGGCAGCCTGCTGAACAGTTGTTGGAAACGCTCGCTCCCCTGTTGTCGCGCCTGTCATGGCTTCAAATCCACGCACGTTTGCAATGCCATTGGTAATTGTTGTCAATGAATCATCGACAGACAAATAACAGCGGTTTGCAGTATTTAACGCTGGGCGATAAGCCGCTTTATTGGCTTCGGTAAATTCCTTTACCCACTTTGCGCCTGCAACCTTAACAAGCGAACTCGCGTCAGGCGTACAAGTTGCTGACGTGGGAATGCCATTAAGTTTTATCGTTAAGCTGTTTGCGGTAACACTGGTAACATCAAACACGCCTGTGTATTGTTCGTCAGGCAATACAACTTCCAAACGCTGCAATTCACGAAAACCGTGAGCCATATTAAATGTGATTGTTGCAACGTCACTTACAGATGTTACTGACGAGATTTTTGTACTGTCCCGTGTGCCATAACCGTTGATTAAGCAAGCATCGAAAACACCAATTAAGCTACCGATTGCATTAGTTAATTGTGGTGCGCCTGTATCGTCAGAACGAAAAAGTTGAACTTTGTTAGCCATTTTGAAAAACTCCAATTACATGATTTTGATTGACGGCGTAATGATATACGGCGTGTTTAGTGGTAGTGATACGGGCGATGCTGGGTCAGCTTCAATACTTACAACATAATTAGGTGCTGTCTTTGTCGTAATTGCATAGCCCACTACATCACTAGAAAACAACTCGCCTGTTGGCGTAAATGAAATGGCAGGGCAATTTGCAACAGCATCGCCTGTTGTTGTAACAATTGACCAAGCACTATCCAAAATATCTTCTGCCAAATAGCCGCCCACACTTGTTGGTTGCGATATGTCCGCTAAAAGTTTGGCTGTTATGTTGGTAGGGTTCGTGAATAAGACTGCTTGCAATCCTGTTCCACGCGATGACATTTCATTCTTCAAAAGTAAGCTCAAGAAAAACTCAGTGTTGCCTTTTGTTACGGGATTACACGCAACATTTGCCGCCACAATGTAAGGTGTGCCAGCGGTTAAGGTAATGGGTGCTACAGGGTCGGTTACGATAAACAATACTTTTGGACTTGAACCTTTCGTTACGATTGCCGCACCTTGAATTGCACCCGTGTAGCTCGCGCCGATTGGCGTAAAGGTTTGTTGAGGGTAAGAAAAGACACCGTTTGCAATTGTCCAGTTCGCATCAACTAATGTTTTGCGAGCGTAACTACCGCCTGTTGGTTCGGTCAAATCTGTATATTTTGTTGCTTCGCTTACAGTTAAATTTGTAAATAAAAGCAATTCTAAATTTGCAGGACGAACAGAACTGTCATTTTTGAACAGCATCGAGGCAAACAAAGCCTCACCTTCGTTAGTGAAAAACGCTTGTTGGACAGCCATGTTACACCGCCCAATTTATCGTGCATTTGTTGAGGGTGTAAATCTTGTCCTTTTCGATGTTTGCGCTGCCTTCAATCGTCGCATCGCCACCGAATGCGGCAATCGAGCCGTCAATTCTTAGTGCGTCCGTTGAATTTCCACCCGCATCAACAGCATTTGCTTTAAGACGCAACCAACCTGCAACACCTGTTTCAAGTGCCTTGAATTGCCAAACTTGCGTACTGTCTTTGTCGATTGTTTTGTCGGCGGCAACGGTTGCGAACTTCAAACCGTTTGCTGGATTACCTGCTGTGAACGGCAAGCCGCCAGCGGTAACGATACCTAGCAATGTGCCTTTAATTGGCGCATCGGCGTTTGTCGGACGCGACCCCGTATAGATTTCAATACAGCCACCATCTAGGTCAGCCGCGATTGATTCAAGGGTTTTATTGATAAACCCTGTTGAGTAGTTGTAAGCCATTTTTAACCTTCTGTACGTCATCACGACGTTCTGATTTTCGGAGGCTATAAGTTACATAAGGTTGGCGATATGTTTTTTTAAACTAAATTAGTAAAACAGTTTAAAAAAACAGCTCGACTAAACGAAATAAGATTGTTCCATATTTTTAGCGTAGGAGGAGCTTGGTGTGGATTATTTAGACGACAACTTTAATTCCAAAAGAAAACGTTTGGCAGGCAGTAATGCCGTGCAAGGCGAATTAGTTACGCCTACGCCTGACAAATACACCAAGCCTAAAGCATTGCCGAATGAAACGTTTATTGATGGACAAAAAGCAAGTACATCCGTTGGCAGACCGAACCCACAAATAGCGCAGACACAGCAAGCACTACCTAAACCTAATACCCTGAATGGTGAATTATTCACTCAATCACCAGCTAACTTTAAGCCAACACCAGCCGTTCAGAATCCAATTATTGACGGTCAAGTTTCGCGTCCTGTTGCAACAGTAAATAACCCGATAAAGCCAGCACCCCTAGGCTCAACATCAAGTTCGGCACTAAGCGGCGATTTGCTTGCACAAAATCCTGCAACATTTAAACCTGCTGCAACCGCTCAAGGCTCGATTATTGAGGGACAGGTTTCACGCCCAATGATGGGGGCGCAACAAACAATGAATGCAGTAAGTTCAGGTACAACCCAATCGCTTACGCAAATGGCACAACCGCCTACGGGTAATGCAGGTGGCGGAGTTGGAGCAGCACCGCCAGCGCAAAGCATTACATCAAGACTTGCTAGTGGGGCGAGTAAATTAGCGTCATCAATGCCAGCCATTCAAGCAGGCATGAACGCCAGCAACATAATGAATCAAGAGGCTAATTTTGCTAAAAACATTCATGCAGGTTCAATTGCCGACCCGAATTTTGGTAATGAATTGATGGGCGATGCACCACAAAAAAGTTTTTCACGAACACAAACGCCATTAGCAAAACCAACATCAAATGCACCAATACAAGGCGGTCGTGGATTCGCCGTTACTGAGCCACCAGAGCAATTTATAAACAGTCGCGCTGGCAAGATTACGAATCCTGCTTACACGCAATATATGGCAAGCCACCCACAAAAGCCCGTCGTCGCACCTGTAAATCAAGCGACACCACAGGCTGTTGTAAATAACGAACAAATAAATACTAATCGCACGCCTCCAAATTACAGCTTGGCTGACCCAAGAAAGCCACAAACAACCCATGCAGAAATCTTGCTAAACGGTCAATCGCCCACACAATCCAAGATGCCAACATCAATGAATGATGTGACAAGTGGCACGGGATTTATTAAAGCCAGCAAAAATACTGACGGTAGCATTGCCGCAAATCACAATCCTTTATTCGATAAAGGTATGGGATTTGTTCAAAATGAAAACGGCATGATGGGTAGCGATGGGAAGCAACGAACACCACAACGCGGATTGTCGATGCCTACTATTTCTGACAATCGCATGGACGTTAATGTACTTGATAGATTAGAGGCGCAACGTGCTTCTGGTGCAATTACCGCCGCACAAGCAGGTCAAATCTACGCGCAACATCAAGAGCAAGCTCAATTTGATGCAATTCAAAAGTTACCACCCGAACAACGCGCACAAGCAGTAGTGCAATTGGCAGCAGGAAAAGGAGATATTTCAGCGGCTCAAACAGAGCAACGCCGACAAGATTTACTTGCACAGCAAAAAACACAACAAGACATACAAAATGAGCAGACACAATACGCGAGAAACAATCCAATTCAGTTACTTGCCGAACATAAAGCAAAACTTGAAATGATGGCAGCAAGCAAAGACCCCACTGAATCGGAACAGGGTAGGCAAGGTTTAGCGCAATTAGCTGCACTTGCTCCAACACCTCTTGAGAAATTAAAAACAAAAACATTTGACCCTACAACCAGCTTGCCACTTGCAGAGCAAGAAGTCTTTGGCAATCCGATTACGGGGCAAATTTACAACAGAGGCGAACAAAGAACTACTGGCGATGCGCCTGCACCAGAAGGCTCAATTGGAATAGATAAAACAACTGGAAAAAAAGTAAAGATAGTTCGCGGTATGCCAGTTCCAGTTGATTAAAGATTTCGCAGTCATGCGTTAAATGGCAAAACCTACTTTAACTTTCGCACCTATGCGTCAAATAGAAAAGGAAATTATGAGCGAAGAAATCAGTGATTACGACAAACTAATCTTAGACCCAGAAGAACAATCAGCCGTTACCACCGACGAGCAATCGGCAGCCGTCGAATCACCAGCGGGAGAAAAAGGAAGTGTGCCTAAAGGTGAAATTGATGATTCTGAAAAATATATCGCAACACCTGATGACCAGCGCAAAATTCCCTTCAAGGTACTTAAAGATGCTCTAAACGACAAAATCGAAATTGAGCAAAAGTATCAAAATTTAGTTAGTCAAATCGAAGCCTTTAAGAACGGACAGGGCGTAGCTACCCCCGTTATTTCGCAAGAGGCTCTCGACAAATTAGCTGAGTTGAAAGAGTACGACGAGGAGGCTGCAATCGTTTTCGAGAAAACCTTGAACGAATTAGCCACCGCCGCAGCGCGAGCAGCACAGTTTGAACAGGCTGAACTTGCTAAACAGCAACAAACGGCTGCACAAGCTGAGGCACAACAACAGGCAATCATTGAAAGTTATCCGAACTTGAAGGCAATGCAACAAGACCCTGAAACATGGGCGCAAGCTGGAAAGATTTACGATTCCTTTTACGAAAACCCTGTAACAGCGCAACTACCCGAATCCGAGAAAATTGCGAAGTTAAACCAAGTTATGACAGCGATGTTAGGTGTACCAGCACAACCGCAGACGAAAGCAACACCGCCAGCCGTAGCTCCCCAAGCTCAGATGCCGTTTAGTTTGAGCGATTTAGGCAGCGGCGTTATACCGTCTGAAAAAACAGGCTCGAAATCCATTGAGGAAATGTCATCGTTTGAATTGCAAAAGTGGTTTGAAACACATGATTACGATGATTTACCCAGTGCTTTTGGCTAAGAAGTAACAAGAATTGCACTGTCGTGATGATAGTGCCTAATCCCACCAGAACGTCGTGATGACGTGCGTAGAAGGAATTTTATTTATGGCTGTAATTATCCCAGCAGGCGATAAGGCTGCAACAAAAGTCTATTCGCCTTATTTGTTTAAAGGTGTGCAATCCGATTTAGGGTTTATGAAAATGAACACTGGAACGCCACCGAAAATTTCTGACCAAAATCAAACAGCGCAATCCAATTCAGGTGCGCCGATTGTAGTCAGTACCGACTTAGGCAAAGGCATTGCCGATACCATTCGTTTCTCACTTGTCGATATTTTTGAAGGCAACCCGATTATGGGCGACGAAAACTTACAGGGTAAGTTCATGTCAACAACACAAAGCCATCAAGAAGTCAGAATTGACCAATCGCGTTTTGCGATTGAATCAACAAAGATGACGGGCTTTAGAACACCACACGATTTACGCAAAATTGGTTTAGATGGATTGTCGGCGATTTCGGCGCGTCTTGAAAACCAACGTTGTTTAGTTCACATGGCAGGAGCTAGAGGTTCGCAAGATTTAGCGGATTGGGCAGTACCGTTTCATACGTCGCCTAAGTTCAAGCAAATCATGGTGAACCCAGTTTTAGCCCCGACAAAAAACCGCCATTTCTTTGCAGGTGGCAAAACAAAATTATCCGATTTAACAATCACTGACGTTTTGGGCTTAGATGACATTGGTACGCTTGGTGCGATGCTTATGGAATCAGAAATTCCTATGCGCTCCGCAACGTTTGAAGCGGATATGTGGGCGGCTAATAAACCGCTTTATATTTTGTGGGTATCGCGTCGTCAATGGGAGCTTATCAAACGTCCTACTGCGGCTATTGATTGGAATACTGCTGTCACTAATGCGATGAAGCGTTACGAAGGTGCAAAAGCACATCCATTATTTACAGGCGAAGGTATTGTTTGGAATGGTATTTTAGTCAAACCAATGGACAGATACGCCATCCGCTTTTTACCAAACGACAACGTTATCGTTGATGACGGCGGCGTTGACGGAAAAACCTACAATGAAGTATTTGATACGATTCCAGCTATCAGCAATAACTTCCATATTGACCGTGCGATTTTAGTCGGCGCATCCGCGTTGATGAAAGCCTACGGTTCTGGTGGTAGTGGCGCGGCGCAATCGTGGAAGTATTTTGAAACTTTGGGCGACCACGACAACAGACTTGAACAATCAATGTCCGTCGTTGAAGGTGCATCAAAAATTCGTTTTAGAATGAAAGGGGCAGACACCGACTTTGGTGTTGCCGTTATTGATAGCTATGCTCCGCCGATGAACTCGGCAGAGTGGAATGCTGCTAAAAAATTACCGTAAGATGGAGCAAATGAAATGGCTAATTTAACTTATCGCGCACCATCGTTAAAAGATATGCAACACGGTGGTCAGTATGGCAATACAGCAATTTGGGATTCAGAACTCCCTGTTGGTGGCTGCGTCGGATTAACTTCAAAAACAGGTGATGTCGTCATTATTGACTTCATTCGCTTACCTGCGGGAACGACAGTTAGTGAAATTGGATTTGTGAACAAGCCTTATTCGGCGGGTTGCAAGGTCGATGTAGGTTTTCGCTACGAGGACACTAAACAAACAATCCCCGAAGGAAGTGAAATGCCTTCAACAACAGCATTCATTACGGCGCAAGATGTAAGCGTTGCGGGTAGTGGATTGAAACTTGTATCACCAATGCACTTCTCGCTTAATGCCGTAGTGCAATTGCGATTCAGCGGTGCTTCTGGCGAACAAGTAAAGAAAACTGTCGGTGAATTCTATCTTCGGTTGCTTGGAAAATCAGACGGGGCTTAACACCCTAATGAATTATCCCGCGCTGAAAATTTGGCGCGGGAATTTTTCAACTAAATTACTAATTTAGTTTAAAGCAATTGAATCACGTCATTGATTACAATTTGCAAAAATTTACGGAGCGATTAAAACGTGGCAGCCAAAACCATCAAAAAAGAAATCGAAGTCGAAAAAGTTATGCCAAGCGGCACACCTTATTCGCACCTAACCCAGCAAGGTTTGTATGACGAATATGTCCGCGTTATGGGCAAGCCAGCACTAGACTTATCCTTGCAACAAATGATTGACGAAGTGGTCTTTCAATTTGAATTACAAAAAACACTTTCTTATCAAGACGAAATCTATCAAGAATTAAATAAACAGGAAAACTAAGATGAGCTTTGACAAAGAAATCGAAAAAGAAATTGTTGAAAAAGGTTTGACTGCACCACGCATTACGCCAGACGCAATCGAAAGCGTAATTGTTTCGGAAAGTTTCTTTACTGCACGCGACGGCATTGATGGAGCAATAGTAAAAGAAACGTATGTAGGTCGGCATAAGCCAGAAGAAGATGATGCAGATTTAAAACCACTTAACTTGCTCACGTTTTGCGTTCTTGTGCTTAAAAATGGATTTGTTATTACTGGTGAATCTGCCTGTGCAAGTCCAGAAAACTTTGATGCTGAATTGGGTCGTAAGATTGCTCGCGGTAATGCAGTGCAAAAAATCTGGGCGTTGGAAGGGTACTTGTTGAAACAAAAATTACACGAAGGTGCATAAAATGAGTGGGTTAAATTTTGGTCAAGCGATTGAAGCGTTAAAGCAAGGTAAAAAAGTTGCGCGTGCGGGTTGGAATGGAAAAGGTTTGTGGCTTGAGCTTCAAGTGCCAGACGAACATAGCAAGATGACATTGCCGTACATCTTTATGGCGTACCCAAGCACACCAGCAAGCGAAACAGCCCCCGCAAATCACAAAGATGCAAGAGTGCCGTGGCTTGCTTCACAAACAGATATGCTTGGCGAAGATTGGACAGTTGTTGCATGATTGACTTAGTTAAATTCTCGCCGTTCATATATCCTGCCTTGCCCGAAGTATCGGACATGGAGTTTGTATCGCATACGCGCCGCGCTTGTGTCGATTTCTGCCGTAACACATTTGTTTGGCAGGTCGATTTAGAGCCTATGGATTTACACGATAAGCAAAACACTTATGCGTTAGCGATTCCCGAAAACGCTGAATTAGTGCGTGTTATGCGCGTTGTTGTTATTGATGACGAGTACACCGCAATTAACGATACAGTAGGGATGTCATTTGGTTACGCGCCTTATTATGTTTCTCACGTTGCGAGCAAAGAAATTGACCTTGTAAAAACACCAATGGCAAACGTACCAGCAGGATTAAAAATTCGCGTTGCGTTGATGCCAAGCTATACAGCAATGGAAGTACCAGATATTTTATTCACGCACTACGCAGAAGCAATCAGTTACGGTGCGTTAGGCAATCTGTGTGCAATGGTAGGCAGACCGTTTAGTGACTTCGGAATGGCAAAGCAGTACCGAGAAGATTTTAGACACGCACAAGACTGCGCTAGGTCAGAAGCGGCACACGGCTTTTCGAGTGCGATATTTGAAACACGGTCGGCGTACTTCTAATGAGTATCGAAACGTTAATTGAACACATCCGATTTCAAACTGACGATATAATCGAACCGTTTTTGTTTTCTGATGGATTCATCACCTTTTACATAAAGGAAGCCGAAAACGAAGCGTGTCGTCGTCAGGCGTTACTTGTTGACGTACTTGAATTAGATGTTAAAAATGAAGATTGCAAAATCGAATTACCGAAAAATATCGTTGCGATTACGCGAGTAAAAGTACATTCTCAAAACAACTCGCTTTATCAAACAACGATTCGTGAACTCGACATCTACAACGCAGGTTGGGAAAACCAATTGCCGACAGAGCCAACGTATTATTTCGTTGACCAAAAGACGGCGCACTTGTCGGTTTATCCAAAATTTAGCCACGACGACAAACTTCAAATTACAGCGTCGAGAACACCTGCAATGCTTTTGGAAATTAACGGGCGTTATCACTTGGCATTATGTGATTGGGCTTTGTATCGTCTTTACAGTAAAAAGGATTCGATTATTTATGATTCTGTTAAAGCGGAAAATTTCTTAGCTTCATTTATCGGTAGCTTTGGCACACGCGCAGACCTTGAGAATGAAGCAGCAATGCAAAAA